TTCAACAAGCATTGCTGATGTTGAGATGGATGGTGTGTTCGTAGTAACTACGTTAGTTTCAGGTGATGAAGCGTTCATGATGATACCTTAAGTTGTTTACAGTTACTTAAATAGTTAGGCGGTGCCTAACACGTTTTTACTTTCGCTTTATCGAGCAGATGAATTCCCACTCGATACATATATTGTACCACAGTATGATACGTATGTCAAGGATTAGATACAATCCGATAGTCAGTATGGTCGCCAGTAAAGCAAGTCGAGCATGAGCACGATTACTGCTACCAACAACACCGCACGTTCGAACTTCTCCCACGTTGTTAGCATGTCTCGTCTCCCTGTGCGTCATGTTCCTGTGCCTTGGCCTCGTGCCATGCCCACTCGTTTGTGTGATGCTTACGCACCACGTGCCTTGCGTCCGGCTTGCTGGCAAACCATCGGCTAAGTCGTTGGGGCTCGTACCCCTCGGACTCGTCTTGTAATAACAAGTCAGTCATTTGGTTCCTCCGGTGTGTACGTCATGTCGTAAAAACCTGATGCGTACTCGCTATCTTCCAACCCGTAGCGGTAGCCCACATAGCGGTACGTACCATCGGGACGTTTGCCACACGCATAGAAAAACCCTTCGGGGTCGCCCGATTTGTAATAGAACGCATTACGTGCCCACTGCGCACGGGTTTGCTCAAGCCTTGCGTCTTTCCACTCATCGTAATAACCGCCTGCATACCATTCGTTGATCTCGTATCGGGCGCGGTACAAATCCCAATCTTCATACTTGTGGTCTGCCAACCACTCAGGTACAGCAGTTGCAAGTGCGTCATACATTTGCCTGTCAGTTAGCACGATGCTGTCAGGAAACTCGCCCATTTGCGCTTCAAGTAATGTGTTGTATTTCATATCATCCCCTAAGTTGTTTCTGATTGGTTTGCTTGAGTGCAACTGATGCACTGGCCGTTGTGATGAACTGATAGTTGCCCTTGCCGTATTCCTGCGCAATGCACCATCCCTTGCGTTCCTCACGTGCTACGTCCTCACCGCACATCAAGCAGATGTGATAACCTGCATTGGCACGTTTGGCAGAGTACGCATCACCGCACATGTTGCAGATCGGCTTGAGCCGTCGATTGTGTCCCATAGTATTACTTTCATGGTTTTGTTAGGCAGTGCCTAACTTGGTTACTGGGTTTGTTAGTTCACTAGGCGAATTCCTACTGAACTACCTATAGTATAGCACAGAACGTATCGTATGTCAAGTGTTTGTGACTGATTATAGCGAGATGTATCGAGAAGTATAAGTTCCTATAAAGTTCCGTATGACGATTTTGCAAGTGCTTGATTTGATTCATGAGTTCGGTTGTTTATTGTAGGGTCGCCTATACACCCCCTCCCTAGAATTGCTTGTGCCCCCTCGGTCAAGCGCGAACTTTATCAAAAACTTCTGAGGAAAATAATTTTACCCTTCGGACTACCCGACCCTAAAAAGAACTTTATAAAACTATTAAGATTAGATAAGATAATACACAATTGCATAGGCATGAAACAATATGTTATGCACTGCCTAACAATGATCTGCCACGAAAATATAAAGTACGCGCCTAGTGCGAACTTTATAAGAACTTTATAAGAACTTTATGCAAAAAAAGAACTTTCAAACACACCATAACAACGCAGTAATTTAAATAAAAAGAACTTTACACAGCCCATTAAAAAGTTACATTAGAACTTAGTCAATCACGAACTTTAGAACAGACGCCACGCCACGCTACTGTAAGAACTGGCATCACTTTGTTAGGCGGTGCATAACAACCCCACAGATCCAGGTTTGGTGTTTCACGCCACACACAGAAACTTCGCAGGGTGCATGCCCCACGCCACACCACGCTACTCCAAAAACTGGCATCATCGTGTTAGGCGGTGAATAACAAAGTTCTAAAAAATAAGGACAAAAAAAAGCCCCGCTTTTTAGGGCGGGGCTTAGTAGATTTGTGGGTTAGCGGTTATCGTATTTGTGGATTAACTCAGCGCCTTTCCACATTTCCACATGTAAAAAAGTTTCAGTGAGTGCGTTAAAAAGAACATGAGCATCAAACACTGATTCGGTTTTAAAGTCATGGTTATAACCATTGTTGCGTACGTAAATTGTGAACATGATATTTCCTTAAGGGTTAAGTGAAACCCCCCTTGCGGGGGGTTTTGGGTTACTTGATCAATGCGCTAGCACTCTTTAAGTACTTGACCATTTCGGTAGCAGAAAACGTTACCGCTTCTGCTTTCTCGACCTTGTCAATCCAACTCGCCAAATCACGCTTAAGGCGTGTAGCCATGTCAGAAACCTTCTTGGCGCCCCTTTCGGCGTCCGTCATTGTCTCTTCCAATTCAGCCTTTTTAACGTGCTTGATAACACGTGAAAGGCGTGAACCGATTTGTTGGATAATCCAACGCTTCGTTACCTTCTGCTCATCGCTCATCGCCGTATTGGGCAAAGCGATAATGCTCTGCTCAATCTTAGTGAATGACAACAAGACAACTTCAGTTTTGAAGTACTTGCGAAATTCCTCATCGCCTTCGAGCATTTCAGCCGTAACACCTTCGGCACGTAAGCCGTCCGATACTTTCACCCAGCGTTTCTCAAGCACGCCTTCGGCTTTCAATACGCTGACTGTGTCGGCAATAGCCGACTGGGAAAGTTTAACTGCTTTCATTTTGTGTCCTTTCGAGACATGTATCAGTTAAGCGCGCTTCTTATGTCCGCATTGCTTAACCGATGACTGAACTTTACGCCTGTTAACTTGTCATGTCAAGGGTAAACGTATCGAATCTTATTTGATCGTGTTGTTTTGTTAGGCACCGCCTAACATTGTGGGGGGGTTATCGCGCCGAATCGGGTTTTGGTGTGACCCACCCATGGGGCACCCCCCGCTGTGTGGTTAGGAGTCCCGTGGCTGTCGTAGGTATACTATTACAGACGAACGATCCCCACCCAGACCAAATCCAACCCCGCAACTTAAGTTTACTCTGCAGCAAAGCTGACGTGACGTAACACACCATAACATGCCACCCCCTATGTTGTTAAAGGTACGTTTCCGGGGGGAGTTACGTTTTTATAGGAAACACCCCCCATCATCTTTTTAAGTACCCCCCATTGCAAAAAATTTTGTTCTGTGTGTATACTGGTGCATCGGTCACTAAGACTTGCGAAAAATATGGAACTCGAACTAATGCCCGAACTGGGTATTGAGATCACGCCTGACATGGCGTATGTCGACCTGCGGGAGCGGGCCGAGGCTGCGTGTCGTTCAATGGAACTGCTGCAAGACCACGGCTTAGAGGTTCCTGCTGAAACATCTGAAGACAAAGAAATAGCCGGTGCGTTAACTTCAGCGTATGCGGCCAACCCACAAATAACGTCGCAAAAAGCCAACAACGTAAATACATCAGCGATGACCCCTGCTTCTTTGCAGAACGTACGCGCATACTTGGATGAATATGGCCGTGCAGTGGTCAACCATGCGATTGAGTTGCGCCACACAGTGACTAACAGGCTGATCGAGGAGTCCCAGAACCCCGACCCCCGCATCCGAATCCGTGCATTGGAGTTGATGGGTAAAATTTCAGACGTTGGATTGTTTACCGACAGGACGGAAGTGACGATTACGCACCAGACAACCGACGAATTACGCCTAAAACTACGTGCAAAACTGCAAAGATTGGTCAATCCACCCGCTATTCAGGATGCCGAGGTTGTACTAGAAGGCGACATCATTGATGTGGATGCGGAGTTGGGGCTAAATACGCCAAAAACAGCAGAAAAAGCCGATATTTTGGCTGAAAACACCCTATTTGACGACGATGTTGACCCAAGTTGACACTTTAGATTTTACGGAAGAGGAAATCCGGCTGATGCTGGATAACTTGGACTCGTATTCGCCTGAAGAACAGGCTGAGATTGACAAAATTGCGGATATTCTGGACAGCCGCAAGACTGCCCGTGCATGTTATGACGACCTGATTGAGTTCTGCAAGCACATGCAAGCGGACTACAAGGTGGGTAAGCATCACCGCATACTGGCTGACTTGTTAATGGACATTGCCGAGGGTAAAAAGGACAGGGTATGCGTGAACATGCCACCACGTCACGGCAAATCACAACTTGTTTCTATTTATTTCCCCGCTTGGTTCATAGGTAAATACCCTAATAAGAAGGTGCTGATGGTCAGCCACACCACAGACCTTGCTGTGGACTTTGGCCGCAAGGTGCGTAACATTATTGACCATGACAAATATAAACAAATATTTCCAACCGTCACCCTTGCCATTGACAGCAAGTCCGCCGGAAGATGGAACACGAACATGGGTGGAGAGTACTTCGCCTGTGGTGTCGGTTCTGCTCTGGCTGGCCGTGGTGCTGACTTGTTACTCGTGGACGATCCTCATAATGAACAAGACATCATCAATGGCAACTTTGACGTGTTCGATAAAGCCTATGAGTGGTTCACATACGGAGCCCGTACTCGTCTTATGCCGGGCGGACGGGTCGCCATTATTCAAACACGTTGGCACCAAAACGACCTGACAGGGCGCGTCACAGGGGACATGGGCAAGAACGAGGACTCAGACCAGTACGAGGTGGTTGAGTTCCCTGCTATTTTTAATCAGGGTACAGACAACGAGAAACCCCTGTGGCCAGAATTTTTTGACCTCAAAGCACTGTACAGAACCAAGGCTTCAATGCCTACGTTCCAGTGGAACGCTCAGTACCAGCAGAACCCCACCTCAGAAGAGGCGTCAGTCGTTAAGCGTGAGTGGTGGAACATCTGGGAGGCGGACGAGCCGCCCCGCTGTGAGTACGTGATCATGAGTTTGGACGCGGCAGCAGAAAGCCACAACCGTGCCGACTACACCGCGCTCACGACGTGGGGAGTGTTCTTTAACGAGGAAGAAGGGTGCCACAACATCATCTTGCTCAACGCCATCAAGAAGCGGATTGAGTTTCCAGAACTAAAGAAGTTGGCACTGGAAGAATACAAGGACTGGGAGCCAGATGCGTTCATCGTGGAGAAGAAGTCTTCGGGGACTGCGCTCTATCAAGAACTGCGCCGCATGGGTATGCCCGTGGGAGAGTACACCCCACACAGGGGTAGCGGGGATAAGTTAGCGCGGTTAAACTCCGTGGCAGACATCGTGGCTTCTAGGTTGTGCTGGGTTCCACAGACTCGCTGGGCTGAAGAAGTTGTGGAGGAGATCGCAGGATTTCCGTTCATGAGCAACGATGACTTGGTGGACTCTGCAGTGATGGCACTCATGAGATTCCGTCAGGGTGGGTTTATCAGACTGCCGTCTGACGAGCCCGATGAAATTAAATACTTTAAGTCACGTCGTCGTGGCGGTTACTACTGAGGATAAATCATGGCAACAAATGTAGACAAAGGTCTTTATTCTGCACCGCTGGGCATTGACGCACTAGGTGAGGCTGAAGGTGCGATGGAGATTGAGATTGTCAATCCTGACATGGTGACTCTGGCCGATGGCAGTGTGGAGATCACACTTGTGCCTGATGACGCCGAGGATGGTGAGGGCGAGTTCAGCGATAACTTAGCTGAGTACATGGACGAGGGAACACTTGCAACACTTGCAGGTGACCTGACTGAGTTGGTTGATACCGACACAGCATCCCGCAAAGAATGGTCGGACACGTTTGTCAAAGGTCTTGAGGTGCTAGGGTTCCGCTACGAAGAGCGCACCGAGCCTTGGGATGATGCGTGTGGTGTGTACTCCACAGTGTTGGCTGAAGCGGCAATCCGTTTCCAAGCCGAGACAATGAGTGAAACGTTCCCGCCCGCTGGCCCTGTCAAGACTAAGATCATTGGCAAGGTAACTAAAGAGAAAGAAGAAGCGGCTAATCGTGTCAAGGAAGACATGAACTACCAGTTGACAGATGTCATGGTGGAGTACCGCCCAGAACATGAGCGCATGCTGTACTCATTGGGACTTGCAGGTTCTGCGTTCAAGAAGGTGTACTACGATCCGTCAATGGGTCGTCAAGTGGCGATTTATATCCCAGCAGAAGATGTGATCGTGCCTTATGGTGCGTCAACTATTGAACAGGCCGAGCGTGTTACGCACGTGATGCGTAAGACAAAGAACGAGATGGATCGCTTGATGGCAAGCGGGTTCTACTGTAAAAAAGAGTTGGGCGAGCC